TATTCCATCTAAAGGAAATAAGATTCAAGCTCTTTACCAGTCATTAGTGCGTAAAAATCTAATTGATAAAAATAAGCTTACTACTCTTGGAGAAGATTTACTTAGTTACATGGAGAGTAAAGATATTAGTAAGCTTAGTAAAAAGAAGACTCCTGTAGAGAAGAAGACATTTGGGGCTTCTGTAGATTTCTCCTCCTGGTGGCATAACTATCCTGGAACAGACACATTTTCTCATAAAGGAATTTCTTTTGATGGAACAAGATCTTTAAGAGTTAATATAGATAGATGCAGGGCTAAATTTGAAGAGATATTAGCTGAAGGGGAATATACTGCCACAGATATGATAGAAGCTCTTAATTTTGATGTTTTACAGAAAAAAGAAAATTCTGTAAAGCTTAAAACAAATAAACTAACATATATGCAAAATTCTCTCACATATTTAAATCAGCATTCTTATGAGCCTTTTATTGAATTAATCAAAGAAGGAGTAAAAATTACTGAAGCACAAATATCTAAAGGAGGTATTGATATTTAAAACTAATATTATGAAAGTATTACTAAAATTAGAAAGTAGATTTTATACTCAGGAACAAAACAATTCTCTATATAGGAACATGATAGAAATAAATTGGAATATTCCTTGTCTTCCTAATAAACATGATTTAGTTGAAATTAATGATATAGTAGATAATATGCCTGAATGGGATGAAGGAAGTCTAAGCTGGCTTATTGATTTCATTCAGTTTACAAAAATAGATAGCCAAATAGTTCCTATTATATGGTTACAAGGAGAATAACATTTAAATTATAAATATATGAGCAGTTTTGATTTATTATCAGAAGAGATTAATAATGGAATGAATGGTAAGAATAGTGGAATTCCTATGGGTTTTGACAGACTCAATAAATATGTAGGAATTAGAAAGAGAATCTTCACTACTATTTTTGGAGGAACTGGAACAGGGAAATCAGCATTAGTACACAATGCATATATTCTTAAACCTTTTGATTATATGAGAGAACACAAGAATAAGACAGATATTAAAATGAAAGTGATTCTCTTTTCAATGGAAAGAAGTAAGATTTATATTTTGGCAAAATGGTTGTCAAGAGAAATCTTTCTATCTCAAGGAATTCTTATACCTATATCCAAACTTCTTGGATGGTGGGATATTAAACTTACTCCTGAAGAGAAGGAGTTAGTATTCTCTTTTAAGTCTTATATGGATGAATTGGATGAATTTTGTGATATTATCGAAGGAGCTCAAAATCCAACTGGAATTTATAAATATGTTAAACAGTATGCTGAAGCAAATGGTAAATTTGAACAAGTAAATGAATTTACTAAAATATATATTCCCAATCATCCTAATGAGATAGTTATTCCTATCATAGATCATTATGGACTTACTAAACCTGAGAAAACTATGAGTAAAAAAGAAGCTATTGATAAACTTTCTGAATATTGTCAGATCTTTAGAGATCAATATGGTTATAGTCCTGTAGGAGTTTCTCAAATTAATAGAGATTTAGGAGGAATGATGGGAAGAAAGATTGAAAATCTTGAACCAACATTAGATCATATTAAAGAGTCAGGTAATCCAGGTGAAGCATCAGATATAGTAATAAGTTTATTTCAACCATCAAGATATAAAACTGAAGATGTCAATTATAATGTAGACAAATTCATTGATCCTGTATCTGGAGGAGATTATTTTAGAAGTTTAAAAGTATTGAAAAACAGCTATGGTGAGGCAGATCTGAGATGTGGAATGGCCTTTGAAGGTGCTACAGGTATATTTAAAGAACTTCCAAAGAGAAATCAAATGGATACCTTTGATTATGAAGCATTATTTAATAAGAGTTTCTTTCTTGATAATAGATAAAATATAAAAAATGATAACATTAACACAAGCAATTATTTATATTTCCTATAATATATTTATATGGAAATTATTTGGATTTACTCTTAATTCTATATCAGAATCATGGTATAAATTAGAAGGATGGAAGAAAATTCTTTTCACTCTCTTTTGTTTCTCCTTAGGAGGACTAATGGTATTTCAAGAGAATGGTATTTCCCAAATTCCCTGGTTCTTTATTTCAGGAAGTGGACTTTGCTTTACAGGGGCAGCAATGGCTTTTAAAGATAAACCTGATAGTATTATCCACTCTATAGGAGCATATACATGTATATTCTCAGGATTTGCAGGACTGTATTTTGAATATCATCTATTATATCCATTTATTATATTCCTTCCTTTAGCTTTATTAGCTTCCAGAATGAAGAATAAGACTTATTGGATAGAACAGGCAGCTTTTATAACATTAATGATAGGATTATTTTTTAAATAAAGTAGTTATACTTTATACCTTATTGAAACCTTTAAATTATAATCCACATGAAAAAAGAACTTGAATTAAAACATTTATGTATATATCTTCCATATAGAATTAAGTGCATAACTCCGATACAAAATAATAAAGGAAATATTGGTGCTGTTGAATTGACGGGGATAGTAAATGGTAATGCGAGGTTCGATATTAGTAAGGACTACATGGACTGTTTCCTTTATGAAATAAAACCCATACTTATTTCATTATCAGAGTTGAATAAACCAATGGAAGGGCAAAAAGTAACTACATGGATTGATTATTTGTGGCATGAGATAATTTCTACCGATAATGATTCCTTTAATTATGATGATTTTTGTACGCTTGATATTACCAATATTGATTGGTATCCATTAAAAGTGATAGAATACTTATTCGCAAATCATTTTGACGTATTTGGATTAATTGAACAGGGATTAGCCATCGATAAGGGAACATTATAAAAAAGTTCAACTATTGGAGAAGTAAAAACAATTAAAAAACCAAAAATATGACAAAAGTAATAATTGTAATTAGTGGAGGATGTCTCTTAGAGGTATTCTCTGATGAGCCTATCGAATATAATTTGATAGACTATGACAATATTGATGGAGGTGATGAGGTTCCTGAAGAATTTGTCAGGGAAGATAAGTCTATGACTCCTGATGATATGGAGATGTTTATAAATAAGGTGAAAGCAAATTCTTCTAAAAACGTTCCTGAAGATGAGTCTGAGGGACACTAGGCAAGAAGAGTTTGCTAATCTCTGGATAGAGAAAGGTGAATGGGGTATACTCAATTTAGTTGCGAGATTTGGTAAAATTAGGTGTACGATTCTTATTCTTAGAAAGAAGAATTACAAGAGAGTATTGATTGTTTATCCTGACTTAAAAATCAAAGCTTCATGGAAGAATGATTTTGAGATTATGAAGTATGATGATAGTAATGTCACCTATACTACGTATTTATCTCTCAAGAAACATGTAGATGAAAAGTATGATCTCATAGTGCTGGATGAGTGTCATCTTATTTCAAGTGCACAAATGGAGGTAATTAAACAGATGAAGGAAACTCATAGAGTGATCCTTGGGTTAACTGGCACATTATCTTCCTGGACCAAGAAAGATCTATTAACAGATCTTCATCTACCAGTGGTGGCAACATACACTATTGATCAGGCTATATCTGAAGGAGTAATTGCAGACTATGATATTACGGTAGTCAAAGTTCCTTTAGATAGCTATGAATTGAGACCTTACAAGAAAACACGTAAAACTGAGAAAGGAGAGTTTAATATGCTATCCATGATCATTAATAAAATGGAATCTGAAGGAAGAGATACAATGTTTATGAGACTGGCAAGAATGAGAGTTATTCAGAATAGTATAGCTAAGAAGAATGCTACAATTTCTCTATTAAAAAGATTTACTGATAATAGGGTTCTGATTTTTTCAGGAACTATTAATGTTGCAGATAATCTTGGTATTCCTTCATATCATTCTAAATCTACAGAAAAGAATATCTTTCAGGACTTTGTTAGTGGTAAATTAAAACATCTATCAGTTGTTAAAATTGGACAGACGGGAACAACTTACTCTAATCTTAACTCTGTAATAATCAACTATTTCTCATCTTCAGGAGAGGATATGGCTCAGAAGATTTTAAGATGTATGAGTTTTGAATATGATAATTTAGACAAGAAGAGTCACATTTTTATTATAAGTTCTACTGAACAAGTAGAATTATTATGGTTAAGTAAGGCATTAGAATTCTTT